ATCTCGGGGTCTTCCTTGCCGAGGCGGGCCATCGCACCCCAGTCGGTGCCCTTCGACTTGATGGCCTTGTTCAGGTCGGGGAGCTGTTCCTGGGCCTTCTTGAGTTCCCCGGCGAACGGCCGCTCCACCGCCTTCCACATCTCCTTGGCAGCGAAGGCAGCGTCTTCCATCGCCCGCTGCATGTCTCGGGTGGCCCGAGCCATCTGCTTGGCGATCTCGGCCGGGTCCATGTGGGTGGGTCCGCCACCACCGCCACCACCGCCTCCACCGCCGCCCCAGTTCGTATCGCCGGAGTCGAGACCCGGAGTGGCAGTCGGCAGGCCCTCGAACGGCGAGAGCATGTCGATGATCGGATTGAGCTGGTTGATCTGATCCTGCGCACCCTCGACACCACGGGCGGACATACCGCCCCCGCCAGCGTTGTTGATCGCATTCTGAAGCTCGCTACGGCGTGCAAGGAGCGCCTGGAGTGTCGGCCCGATCCCGGCGTCAACGATCATCCGGGCCACCCAGCCGTCGATGCTGTTCTTGACCGACCAGGTGTAGGCAGCCCCAGCGTCGACCCCGGTGGTGTCAGTCGTCAACTGGATGATGGCGTCAGCCTGGGCGATCGCAGCGATCTCGGTGAGCGACCCCTCGATGTCCTCCTTGTCCAACTCGACCGGGAGCCTGACCTTGCCCTTGTCGGAGTTGATGTACTTGTCCAGCGTGTCGACCATGAAGTCCTTGGTGTCGGCCGACTGAATGTCCAGTTCCCCGGTCTCCAGCTTCGGCATGGAGGAGTAGAGCTGGCCCACCACTTCCTGAAGGCCCTTCTTGCCGCCCGACTTCATCTCCTTCCTCATCGAGCTGATGAGGCTGTCCTCGATCTGCTTCGCCGTCCCGGAGAAGTCAGCGCCCTTGGCCCCCATCTCCATGAGCGTGGAGAGAGCCAGCCTGGCGTTGGCAGCGACAGGCCCTTCCTCGGGCAGGTCACGAAGCAGGCTGTTGAGGTTGCCGATGGCCTCCTCCCTGGCTGCGTTCCACTCCTTGCTCCCGATCTCCAGCCCTTGCATCGCCGAGACGGACTCGAATGCCTTGTTGGCCCGAGGCGACTGGCCATCTTGGGTCTCGACGCTGACCGTCCCGGCCAGGTCCATCACGTTGCGGGTGTCGTCCTTGATCTCGGTCTGCAAGCGGTTCTGGCTCGCTGCCACCTTGGCCAGCTCGGCCGGTGATTGGGACAGGAAGGCGTCCTGGCTGTTCTGCATCATCGTGATGAACAGACGGCGTTGCTGCGTGATCGTGGCCTGCGAGATGGCGTCGTACTGCTTGTTGATGTCCTCGATCCACTTGCCTTGGAAGTCGGGGGCCTGGAGCAACTCGTGGAGCTGCTTGCCGACGGCCTCGGGACCGGCCTTGAGCAAGTCCTGGATCGCAGCGGGGTCCAGCCCCTTGGCAGCAAGCTGGTTGATGTCGTTGAAGAAGTCCCGGACCTTGCGACCTTGGTTGGTGATGTCCTCCACCATGTCGGCCGCCGTGATCTTGCGCTTCTCCTCCTCGGCGATCTTGCCGACCCGCTGGAGCGAGCCGCTCATCGACGTGAGCTGATCCGACCACGAGTTGACGGCATCGGCCGTCTCCCGCATGGCCTCGTTGACCCGTTCGAGCTGTATGGAGGTCAGGTCGGCGTACTGAACCTCGGAGGCACCGTGCTGGCCGAGCAACGAGTCCATCTCGGAGAACAGTGCCTCCCGGTTGCGCACCTCGGACTGCCAGGCCCGGCTGGACTCCTCCAACGCCGCCTTCACGTCATTGACGTAGCTGGAGGTGAACTCCTTGGCTGCATTCTGAGCCACCTTGAGCCGGTCCTTGCCGTACTCGACATCGCCCATCAAGGTCTTCTCGAAGTCCTCGCCGACGCCGCCGCCACCACCGAGGTGCGGCGGGCTGATCTGAGTGCGGATGTCCTCCTGGGACCAACCGGTGTCCTTCGAGAAGGCAGCGATGCGCTCCTGAAGCTCCGTCTGCGCCGTCTCGTCAATGTCCTGGCCGTACAGCCCTTGGCGCATGTCCCGGTCGAGCTGGCGCATCGCCCGGAACTCGGTGAGCCGGGCTTGGTACCCTTCGAGCTGGTGCCGACGGCCCCGAATCTGTGATTGGGCCTGCTTCTGTGCCTTGCTGATCCCCTCCTCCCCGCCTTGCTCCCGGATCGACTGGAGCCGCCCCACCTCCTCGGAGACGGCCTCACGCTCCTTCTGTTGCTCCTTGGCCTTGCCCCAGGCCCACAGACCGGTACCGACCGCAGCCACGCCGACGACCGCTGTGGCGATCGGGTGTGCCTTCGCCAGGCCCATGAGGCCCCCGGAAGCAAGGCCGCCTACGCCGCTAGCGGCCTTGCCGCCAGAGAACGCAGCCTCGTACGCAGCCGCACCCGTTGCCATCGCCTTCGACGCCGCACCCGCCTTGAGGAAGGAGCTGGCCATGCCGAGGACGCCCGTGGTGACGTTGGCGACCCACCCCAGCAACGGCGACATGGTGATCGCCTTGATGATGAGGCTCAGCCCGGACATCTTCAGCGCCAGCCCGCCTCCGATGGCATAGGCGAGCACATCGGTGAGCGGACCCAGCTTGGTGAGCATGTCGATGAGCGGGGTCACGACTTCCAGCAAGGCAGTGATGGCAGTGGCGAGCGTCATCATCACCTGGACCATCGCCTCGAACACGGTCGGCGAGACTCGGGCGACAAGCTCACCCCATGCCTTCAGGTAGGTCTGAATCGAGTCAGCCAGCGCCGCCATGACGGTGCCGAACTTGCCCCCGGCCTTGGCGAAGGTGTCCTGGAGGGTCTTCGCCAGGCTCGCAGCGATCGGCTGAAGCCCCTTGAGGAAGTCGGCGAGCCGAGTAAGCCCGCTACTCACCACGCCAGCGCCGGTCTTGGCCATGGCCTTGCCGACCTCCAGGAACGGCTTGACCAGATCGAGCGCAGCACGGGTCACTTCGGTGATCCCGGCCCCGATGCGCTTGAAGACCTCCTCATTCTCGGGGCTCTCCAGCGCCTTGATCATGCCGGTGATCCCGCCAGTGCCGCCTTCCTGCCAGTCGAAGCCCTTGCGCATGGTGAAGACCAGCTCCCGGAAGGCCCCTTGGAACGGACCCCCGGCCAGGTGCATCAGGTTCTCCATGTCGGTCTTCATCGACCGCATGGCCTTCTCGGGCGATGTCATCGCCTCCTCGTAGGCACCCCGGAGCTTCTCGCCCTCCTCCAGCACCCCGTTGAGCGCTGCGAGGGTCTTCTCCTCCTCGGTCAGCGACCGCACGCTCTTGCCCGCAGCCTGAGCGAACTTGTTGTAGCTCTCCTCCATGCCGACGTTGAGGCCCGCTGTGCGCAGCATCTCGGTCTGCCGGGTCGTAATGGCCCACGTGATCTGGTCGAGCGTCTGAGAGCTGTTCTGGCCCCCGATGACGGCCACGTCCTGGGCGACACGGGCGAGCTTGGCGGCCTGTTCGGTGGGCAGCCGGTTCTGGAGGAACTTCGCCATCGTCTGTTGGGCGACACCGGTCTCGATGTTGAGCTTGCGGATGCCCTCGACTTGCTCCTGGATGCGGTCGAAGCCGATCCCGGCGTTGCGACCGAGCACCTGGAGCACGATGTTCATTTCCTCGGCCCGACCGGCGACGTGGATCATCTCCCGGCCGAACTCGTGCGCCTTGGCGGTCGCCCGCATGAACATCTCGGCGAGAAGGTTGCCCCCGGCGAAGTTCAGGATCATGCGGAGGTTGCCACCGGCCTCCTTGGCGGCAGCACCGAGCTGGGTCATCGAGTCACGGGAACGGTGGAGGTAGTTGAACAGGCCACCGCCCCCGAAGGCACCCCCGGCGAGGCCACGTCCTCCTCCACCGCTCCCGCCACCCCCGAAGGCCATGCCCATGGCCTGGCCTGCGGCCTTGGCGTCCCGCTCCATCGACTTGAGCGCCGACGCAACGTGCTGTGCTGATTGGACGGCCTGAGAGGCCCCAGCACGGGCCTGGGAAGCGTCGAAGCGGATGCGGGCGACAACCTCGCCGACGGTGCTCACATCGCCCCCGTGAAGCGCTCGCCGCCGCCCATGACCTCGGCGTACGGCTGTGAGCTACCGCCACGCCCGGATTCGAGCGCCTGCTCGGTGCTCTTGATGCGGAAGTAAATCCCCCACTCGGTCAGTTCTCGGGAGCTGATCTTGGCCAGCATCTCGGCAACTCCCATGTGGAGGTGTTCGGCTAGAGCGAAGTAGAAGCGTCGTTCTCCGTCGAAGGCGAGGATTTTCCCAGCTCATTCTCCACCTGCCGACCGAGCCCGGAGAGGCGCATGGCCACCTGAGCGAGCTTCTCCAGCGTCGACCCGGACTTCGAGTTGAGCATCCCGGCGTCGGCAGCGGTGAAGGCCGGTTGACCCGTCTCGGGGTCGAACACGGTCGAGATGAGCAAGCTCGGGTACATGGCCTCGTAGTCCATGCCGCCATCGTCGGTGGCGAACGTGGCCATGAAGACCGCACGGGCCTGGCCGGTCATCCCTCGAACTTGCACGGTGACATCCCACGCTTCAACGTCGACCATTTCGGAGTCGATGTCGTCGGCGAGGGCGATGCGGTCCCGAAGCGAGAGCTTGGGCTCGGGCACCTCGACGGCAGGGAGGTCGATGAGGTCTGTCTGATCGGTCACTGTGGACACTCCTTCAGGTTTGGATGTGGCTTATGCAGCGTGGGTGAAGCTCGCAGCGGCAGCGACGCCGAGCCCGGTCGTCGTGTTGTTCGTGAGGCTCGAAATGGTCGACCGGCGCAAGGCCAGGTCGGTGGCATCGCTGCTGCACGGGTTCCCGGAGAACACGAACTCGACGGTAGCTGCCACCAGCTCGGTGACTGCGCCTTGCACGCTGTAGTTCGAGATGAAGACCCGGCCGATGTAGATGACCAGGCCCGTGGCCGTCACGCCCTCCGGCATGTACTTGATCGTGAACCCCTTGCCGGTGTTCTGAGCGAACGTGTCACCCGAAGTGGGGCCGTCGCTGGCAGCCAGCCTGGAGAGCATGTAGTCGGCAGCGGCATCAAAGAACCCCGAGCACGTGAAGCGCCCG